TCTCAAACAAGAGGTGGAAGAACTCATCTCGGCAAAAACAAAAAAAGATATGGCTTTTGAATGCGCGGATATTATTATTCTCTCCATGCGTATTCTAATTAAATTGGGCTACAAAAATCCTTTGGAAATAATTACAGAGAAAGGTGAGATAGTAAAAAAAAGATTACGCAAAGCGGTGGAAATATATAACAATAATCCAGCAATGGAAGGAGCAGAGGCATATAGGTTAGCAAAGGAAGAATTAGATAATGAAAAGTGAAAGCAGAAGGGGGCGCCCCCCTAAGAGAAAAGAAACAGAGGACGATGTTTGGTTCACCACAGCCGAAGCTATCGCCGCTATTCAGAAAAACAATGAGGCCGAATTCGAGCAAAGTTCTCCGTTTGGCGTTGTTGTCCTCAAGAAGAGCTACAATGGAGGAATAGTAATGGCTCAAAAAGAATCGCGTTTTGAACTAGTAGATTTTAGATTCGCTTCATCAGAGAAAAAATCATGGAAGAAAACAAAGTAGAAACAAAGCTTTTTGAAGGGTTCAACTGTTTTCTGGGTTTAGACCTCTCACTAACCGCTACAGGGTGTTCTGTGTTTCATCATAAGTCAGGAGTAGCCACTGATTATACAACCACCCTTTCAAGCCCTCACAAAGGCCCCCAGAGGCTTTCTGATTTTGCCAACCAACTAGAGAACATCAAGGACACAATCCTAGCGCAGACGCCAGCGGAAAAGGTTCTGGTATGTATAGAGAATTATGCCTTTTCGCGGTTCGGCAAAATCGTTCATTTGGGAGAGCTTGGAGGAGTGGTAAAACACATCCTTTTTTCATCAGGGATTTCAAATATAATTGTTTTCCCTCCAACAACCCTAAAGAAATTTGCTACCGGAAAAGGTGTTGGAGAAAAAGGACTTATAATGACTGCTGTTCTTAAAAAGTGGCAGATAGACCCCAAAAACAATAATGAGGCAGATGCGTATGTGTTATCTCGAATGGGTCATTGCTTGTGCCACCCGTCCATTTACACCTCCTTTCAAAAAGAGGCATCTAAAAAATTCCAGCTAGCATAATGAAGTTAAACAGGCTTACGGATAAAGAGTTTTACGAAATACTGGAACTTTTTTCTGTGGGCAACCCATTATCTGCGCTTCTAAGACAGAGGTCTTATTCTCCAACCAAGTTTATACAAAAAACATTAACAGGAGATGCAGTAAAGGCTCTGGATTTTTGCATAGCCGCCCGCAGGAACAGAGAATGGCGTTCTGCCCGCTTTAAAAAACTCTATAGGACAAACAGGTGTATGCCTCTGTCATATCTAGATGTAAGAAGTGCAAAAAGAACGGGGATTCGCATGTATTACAAGCAATCCCCGTTGTCTATGAGAGAGTGTAAGGTTATTGATGATTATTTGTTCAACAAGGATTTATAATCACCTTGTTTGAAGATATTTTGCGGCCTTATTCATCCATTTAGCAACGCTACTTGCAAAAACTTTTCCGTCCCCTAGAGCAGAGAGGTCTTTCTTGTCTGCCACATTGGCAACTTCAATATCAATAAAGTCTATCCAACCTGGCAAGCCGTTAAATTCCGTGCACGGGTTAAACCCAAATTCGCCCCAACCCTCTTTTTGCAAAAGGGTGTTTGCTGTATGCAGGAGCCTAAAACCAAATGGCGTTTGTGTGTTTGAAGAGACAAGTTTTTGATGCGTGGCTCTATCAGAGGTAACAGAGGAAGTTCGCAACCTCAAAATAAACTCTATTCCTATATTGTCCCACCTATTAGTCATAAATAGGTTAATTTCTTTTGTGGTCGGCACTACCTCAATAAATGAGGTAAAAAATCCCTTATCCAGAAAGCTTTCCAAGCTCTGACCAATGTGAGTTAAAACCTTATCCTGTTTGTCAATCGCAATCAGAACATTCATTCTTTTATCTTTCTTTCTATTCCTTCAACTCGAATAGCTAACAGTTGAATTGCCTTTGCTGTTTCCACTTGGGCCTGCGTCTGCATGGTCATCAAATTACAAAGGCGGTCATTGTGGTGGCTGACCAGTTCTCCAATATACCAACATGCTCCTCCACATATCGCCAGCGACATCATAAGGCAAGCGAACATAGGGGATTGCTTAGCAAACTCTAAAAAGTATTTTGGCACTTGGGAGAGCTGGCACATCTTCTTATTTCCCCTTAGTTTGAACGACAGGAGGCTTCCCGTATATAATCAGATTCCCGTTTTCGTCAACGCTGTAGCTGATTTGGCCTCCCTGTTCTCCGGACAAGGTGAAAGAGGTATTAGCGCACCCTGTAGTACAGAAAAAGGTAATGAGCGCACCAATGATAGCACTCACAAGAGCAATCCATTTTCCCGGAACTCCCTTCTCTTCGGCAAACTCTGCCGCATGTGTCAACACGATAGAAGAATATCCTTCATCAAGCATCCAAGTGACAAGCTCGCACGCTTTAGTGTGGTCTTCTGGGATGCTGGTATCAAGCCCAACCTGATTTGCCACAGCCTCCACTAATGCATCGAAGGTATGAGTTGTTTTCATACATGGACAAATAACATTCATAAGACCTTCCTACAAATAAAAACAACCACCCCGCAAATAGGATATTGCCCGTTTGCAGGGTGGTGCTTTGCAATGTAGCAGGGAAGGCTAACCATATTGGATTATTCCACCCTTTTCTACTATATTTGTTTGTTGTTTATGTTGTTAATTTTTAGAACAGCTCCTAGACTTCTAGGTTGTTCTTTTGCTACACCTTCCTAGCAACAAATAGCTGCTGACTTAAAACAGTTTTAATCTCATCTGCTTGTGAGACTAAAAATGATTCTTGTCCTGCTACATCGTAAAGATAATCACAGATTTCGTCACATTCTTCCCTAAGTACGTCGAGGACGTCTTCATCATTAGGTGTCTCTGTTAAGGAAACCTCCTCAAAGACAATATCTTTTTCAGGGCTTAGAGAGTTACCTGAATAGGATTCCTTGAATGTGTCGAATAGCTTTGAACACTTTTTGTACATTGTTCCTGTAGCTTCATGAACCCAGCCCCTCTCGGTTAGCTCATGAACATTATTCAGGAACGTTAAAAAGTTATTCAATACTGTCAGGTTAATCTTCTTCATCACAAAGCTTAGGCGCAACAATGGTAGGGAAACTTGAACAGTCATCAAGCTCAAAACCGCGAATCACCCAAATAAGAGGTTTGATGAACTTGTTCCAGCTTTCGGACAAAAAAAAGGTCTTTTTCAGATTTTTAGAATAAACATCAGATTCAATCTTGCGGAAGTGTTTCTTGTTAAAACCAAAAACGAGTCCTTCTGCCATGCCAGCAGTCAGAATTTCGTCTTTTTCTGTTCTTTTGCCAACATAAAAAACAGGACTTCCGACAATCGTTGCAACTTTTTCCTTGATTGCTTCCTTTTCTTTTTCGGAAACGTCCAGCTCATCTATTTCTTGAAGAATTGACGGTTTTACCCTGTACCAAACATTACAGTCAGGTTCCAAATCCCAGCCAGATTTAACTATATCCTCAAACTCTTTGACGAAAAAGGCTGATTTAATCGGATTACTATTCAGTAGAGCGATTAAGCCTGAGACTTTATCTTGAGGAAAGTCTTCTCCGTTTATTTTTTTATATGCCATATTATTTTTAGTGGTTATTGTTTATCGCTTACTATCCTAAAACTAACGCTTTAGTTCCTTGCGACCTCTTCACAATAACAGAAACGACAGGGTAATCAATGTTTTTTTTTTTTTAGAATTGTCATACACACTGGAAAAAAGTTTTTCTGCTCTCTTATAAATTCGCACGCGCGTATATACGGTGTAACGTCCTTTGTGGTTGGAGACGGTAGTTAATAGCTTCGAAGTGGTCTATGTTATCGTTTCTCTAATACCTTCGAACTTGGAACTCTTGTTAACCTCTCTATGCAACCTGTTAGCCGAACGAAGGAATAAATCAATAAGTATAAATATTAAAAGGTTTATTCTAACCTACTTTCTCTAACCAACGTGTTCCAAATTAGAAATGTTTTTAAACCAATTCTTTTCTAATCCCGTTGTTTCTCTAACCAAGCCCACAACTTTGTTTGGCTCCATAGCCGATAGGCGTAAATCAAAACTTTTGAAAAATCATGAAGGATATGCTTGCCATATCCGAACTCTTTTTCTTTCTAGCCCCGGAGAGGTTAAAGGAAGACAATCAACTTAACCGCCCTGTTCCTTGAACAAGATTTTAACAACTGACCCCTCAAAAAATCAAGCCTAAAGTTTGACATCGAAAACGCTCGAAACGGAACATTGTGTGACATAAGTATATGGTTATTAGTTAATTATAGTTGTGTCATACAACACATATTTTTTACATCAGGCCTGTTTCAAGACAAAAAAGAAGAGCAGCTTCGGGTAAAACATGAGAAAAAACCCCGAAGCTGCTCCGCTCGAATATGCACAACGAAAGAAGAAATGAATTCTTCCAAGAGCATTAGACCAAATCCTGTTCCCTTGGTCAACTGTAAAGAAAAACTTTACAGTTCATCGAACTTGTAAGGAAAGCTTACAAGTTGCTCGAACACGCATAAAAAACAGGACCCCCGCTTTTAACGGAGGCCCTGTCTTTATGACATTGAAACACCTATATACAGTGGCTACCGGAATAGCAACTGTTGGTGTACTAGGATGAAGTGTTGTTCATGTCGAGTAATAAAATCAGGCAATTTGTCTTACTACTACCTTTTTAACAGAAATTCCGGATGTAAATATATTCAACCCCATTAGTTTTAGCAAGTTTGTTTCCGTCCCTTGAGTGTGAGAGAAGAAACACTTCAAAGAGGCGATAGTGGAGGCATTAGGAATGCTTACCATAGAAGCTGATTCCACATCATTCCACATCCACTCAAGAACCGTCGCCGTCCCGTTGGTGACTATTAGTGGGGGATTAGCCAGTTCTAGCAAAGATTGGTTAGAACTGGCTAGAGAATCATAGTTTTCAAACGCAATTACATTAAAAGCATACGAAGCAATACCTCCCGGAAATTCTAATTCGTAAATACCAGAAGGAGCCGAGGCCGGAATCTTTAAAACATTCGTCTCAAAAGCGGATTCCGCTACTAATTCAAGTGTGGTTAAATACATTGCTATTGATTATAAAAGAGTTATGCCCCCCCCCCCGAAATCGGGAGAGGGGACTATCACGCAGGCATATCAGACGTGACAATTTCCTTGTCACCGATAGCCCACATAGATTTGTCGGTTAGATAATAAATAGTTGAATTGCTCTTCGTTTCCAAAGCGTCATATTCTGCCTTGGTTAGAGAGCTAAACTTGATAGCTAGTTGGGTTATTCCAGTAACAACGGACGTATCAACATATTGTTTATTTGCGGCCATTCCTTGTGAGGTAGGAATAGGAACCTCAAGCGTCCCCCCATCAACAAAAGTCTTGCCGCCTGTAATTGTTTGAGAGGTGGAAGTTGTTACAAAATTATTTTCCGCATATCTCATAGAGACAGCATGGTTTAAGTCTACTGGTTCACCTACTCCTACAGGTGGTTGAAAATTAACATCTCCGGCAACCGTTTGTAGATTTGGCGATGCTAACTGTAAGTAAGCACCATCCCCCATTGCCTTGTTCAAGACATCATTGGCCGCTGGGGATGCCTTTACCGTTCTAGTTAATTCGCCTGTAAACTGCCAGTCACCTGAAATATTTTGGGGCGCTTCCGGGTCAAAGCTTTCGCCGCCACCGGACGACACACCGGGAACGGCGAGACTAAAATTTGCCGGAGTAACCAGATATTGTACATCGCTACTCCCCACGTTTACAAAAACAAAGGGAGAAATTGCAACAAACGGGATTTGCCTAGCTGTTTCAATTTTCTCGTAAAGCATGCTAAACATATCCGGCTCGCTCTGTTGGTCGCTATCGGCCGCCAATAGTTCTATCTCTCCTGCCCCAGAGGGAGAGTGTACTGACAGAACATAAGAACGACCTTGCTCAACGCTAGCAAACTGATTGCCAGTTAGCCCGGTTGTACGGGCGGTTGTCTTTTTTTTTGCAGTCATTGGTCAATGTTGTCTTGGTTAAAGATTGTTGGCTAGTCTTCCCAGCCTCTAATCTTGAGTAGTTTGTTTATTTGTCTTAATTCCCTAGAAAGTTTTCTATACGTGGCCGAACGCTCGCCGTTCTCCCTCTTCGCTTCTCTCTTAGCTTTCTTGAGCTGTCGCGCTCTTTCCTTCATTTCCTCCTTCTCCGTATAAAGCGGGTTGATTGGCTCCGGGAGTGCCTTTTGAGCGGTCGTCTTCACTTGAGAAAGGGCATTCGACAATGCGCCTACCATTTCCAGAGATTTAGTTACGCTCTGTCCAGAAGAACCAAAAGCGGTTGAAACAGTCGCCACACTACCAATGTTCTTTCCTAAGTAAGAAACCATATCGGCGTAATCATTGAAAGTCAAAGCTCCTTCCTTATCCCATTTCTCTGAAACTGTTTCGTATGTTTTTACAATACTTCTGACTAGGTTCTGAATCGTGCTTGAAAGGTCAGCCATGTCAGCCCGTCCAAGCGAATATTGTTTTCCGCTCAATTCGGACAATACCCATTCCGCAAAGCCTCCAAACATCGGGACTGAAACTATCGGGCTTAGGACGGCTGTGAAGAAGAGGTTGTCCAGAAATTCATCCTCTTTATCCTTGTCTCCAAACAAAGCAGTTGCCAAACCATTGAAAAGGCCATTAGCCAGAGCCGCAATAGTATAAACTCGGAATGCGCCTAGCCAATCGCCCTTTTTGGCTTGCATTACAACCATGCCGAATTTGTTCATTACGTCGGAAAGGAATAAGAATTGGGATGCCTCAAAAGCACTACCGCCTAACAAGTGCGAAGCTTTGGCCGAAGTTGATAAAGGCTGTGCTGTCTGATAGATGTTCTTATTAAGCTCCCACCTTATCTGTTCATGTGACAAACCACGCTTTGCAAGCATGTGAGACGCTAGCATGTTAGCCCTTGAAATACTCCACCAGTCGAAACCAATTAACCCGCTCATGCCGGCTTCCTGCCAATATCCCCATTGCGCTTGTTTTTTCAGGGGTATGCTTAATGCTTTTTCAGCCAGCACACGGTCTTCCCATCCTCTGTATTTGCGCTCCTTCATGGCTTCCAAGTCCCTAAGCTCTTCAATCGAGAACCCCTTATAGTTCCCAGAAGCGATGTCTGCAAACCCTCTAATGATTTCCATTGATGAGAAATTGCTTCCCACAAGAGGGTTGAATATAGCCGCCCCAGAGCGCACCAAAGAAGCTAAAGAGAAGGCAATCCTAGTCTTAGCTAACACTTGAAACACTTTCCCCATCACCTCTGCCAACACGCTCTTTTGCGCATACACACGGCCTTCATTGATGAAGTAATAAAGGTCTTTATTGGCCGTCTCATAATTGGCAGGGCCTAATAATTTCTGTAACTGTGCGTTGGTGGTAGGATTAGCCCAAACTCGGTTGTTGAAGTTGACTAGTTCGTAGGCTGTCATCCACCCTTCCATGATAGAGCTGTACCGAAGATACTCTCCAAGAGGGTTTATCTCCAAAGACAAGGCTGCGGAAGACGGCGTGTTTCTATGCTTCGCGTAAGAGGGTAATCCTGTTCTTGAAATGTGGCCCTTGCTGTAACTTTCCATGTCGCCTTCTTGCATGGTGTTGTAAGCCGCGATGTTGCGGGGCGTATAGTAGTCATCTAGAATTACCGTTTGTCCATAGTTCTCTGCCATGAACGCCCGAAGCTTCTCACCTTTTTCTCGATACAGGTTTTGCAGTTCGTCCGCTAAATACAGACCGTCCGGACCAAGGATTTCCAAAAGCTTGGAAATATCCTTTTCTTTTCTCTCAAGGTATTCGTTTTCAACAACTTCTGCCTTGGCGTCATACTCTTCGGAGGTTAAGGCGCCATCAGCAAGGCCTTTGTTTAAGGCCTCAAGCTCTTGCTGATATTTTCGATAATTGCCAAAATCCATGCCCTTGTTGCCAAGGTTTTCCCGCAATACGTCTAAGCCGTCCTTTTCCCTTAACGTCTGATAGACTTTGACTAGGCCATACTTGGTTAATTCGTGGCCCATGAAGGATATGGTTTTGGTGGAAAGCTGGTCAAAATACCTAGGCGAATTCTGCCCCGCTCTCTCCATCATTCCCCGCATGATACGAACGGCATGAGACGTAGCCTTTTCCTTCTCTACTCCTCGCTGTTGTTCTGCGTATTGAACATTATTTTGCAAGAACGTTCCTATATCCTTAAAGTCTTTCATCGAAGAGAGAACTTCAAGGAGCTGTTGAAGGCTCATGAATCCTGTAAAGATTCTGTCCAAAAAGCCTGTGCCTCTTTGGTCTCGCTCCAATACAGCCTTTCTAAGGGCATCACGATTATTCTCCCCTCCTACCCGCTCGTTGATGACTGCGTTGAATTTGTTATAGAAACGCTCAATCTGCTCATTAACTTTCTTTCTCCGAAGCCGTCCTTCTCGCTGTAGCTCTTTCAGTGTCTTAACCGCTTCTGCGAGCTGTTGAGCATTAAGTGCGTATTTGTACCTTCCGTTGGGCATCCTTTCCCGATACAACGCACTCCCAAATACCTCGAGGAGGTTCTTTTGGTTTTCCAAGTTTTCCAACTCTAGAGCATTCTCTTCTGATGCCTTCTGGTTTTGAAGCTCATCTATGGTGCTATCCAAGGTTTCCAGCTGGACTGCAACCTCTTCGGGAGACATAGCCATAACCGTCAGAGCGTCCATAGTTTCCTCTCTAGCTTGTGCGTCTAAAGAACGCGAACGTCCTTTAGTGTCTTTGAAGGCATTTTCCGCTAACCTCCGCAAGCTCTCTATGCTTTTAGTAGCAAGCTTCTTCTCTGCCGCCGCCTCTGCTCTTTCTTCCTTAATGTCCTTGCGGATTTCTTTCGAGATAAGACTACGCAGGAACTTCATTTCCCTGCTGAAATCCTTCTTAGCTTTAGCGTCAGCTTGTTCAACACGCCTCTTTATTTCGTCCTGAATAAGACGTTCCAGTTGCTTTCGGCTTGCTTCCTCTGCCCTTTCATTCAACGCTCTAACGGTCGCATCAAGAGCTGTTTTCATGTCCGCATTGAAGGCCTCATTGCTTTTCGGATTAGCTAGCCTGTCAGCAAGTTGGTTAGAAATAAACTTCCGGCTCCCCGAAGCCATAGCATTAGCGATAGAGAGGACAGAGTTCAGCAATGCTTTCTGCTGTCCCCTCTCTGTTAGCTTGCCTTGTGAAAACCTTTCGGAAAGCTTGGTCATGCTTCTCTGCAATTTATGAAGCTGTCCTACTGCCCTTTCCGATGTCCCTTCAACAATGCTCTTGATAGCTTCGTTAATGGTTTTAATAGAAGGAGTTACATCTATTGTTCCTCTCCTCCTCGCAGAAGGAAGAGTTTTCCCCATCGGCAAAATGTTTTCGCCCGTTGCTCCATTGATAAGCTCGCCAACGTCCTGTCCATCACGACGTTCGGCCATAGTCGCCAAAGATTTAGACCACTTGACAAAATCGGGAGAGACAATGCCCTGCTCAATGGCCTCTTTTATCAGAGCGCCTTCCGCAAAGACATTTCCTACTTCCGCTATAGCGTCCTTCTGCCACTCAAGGATTGTTTGAACATTGCCGGGCATTGCGGAAAACAGTTCCGGCGTTGTTGCCAAAGCCTTCCCCATATTCGCCAAATGTTCCTGCAACACAACGTCATTGCTCAAATCCCCTATCTCTTCCGCACTACGTCCCAAGAACTCCAAGTAATTCCTTACCTGTGTTTCAATGACGCTTCGAGAAATAACGCCGCTCTCCAAGTCGGATATTGCACGGGCGTGAATTATTTCTTCCAGAATATTGAGAGGATTCGCTTCACCCCTCGCAACAGCAATCGTGCCATCTCTATATGCAGATACAATTTCCAGCTCATTTGCTACATCTTCAATACTTACTTTCCCATCACGAAAACTCTGCAACAATTCCGGGTCTTGGTTAATTACAGCCAAAGCCCTAAGTCGTGCTATAGTTGCATTGTTGTCTTCTGTGGATTGGATTTTTGCTCGGAGTTCGTCAGGAGTATAGCTCTTTATCTTCGTCTCCTTGCCCACCCCTGACTCTATCTCTTCTTGGGCGAAAATATTTAATGCCCTGATAAATCCCGGATTTGACTGCAACGCTTGAGACATGAACGTCCCTGCGATTTCGTCTGTTACTGTGGTTACTTTTTCAGCTCCACTTACCGGGTCTCTCTCAACAATATTAAAGGTTCCGTCCCCGTTGTCGGATATCTCCGGCATCAGCTCAACATCCTTAAACCTCTCTGCATTCTTAGCTAAAAAGTTCAGGAATATCCCCGCTTGCTGGTTTGTTATTTGCACGCCGGGGCTTACCCGGTTATTGCGAAGGGCCGATATAAGCCTGTTTGTGCGCTCCTTGCCGTCTGGCATTTCGGCAATAGCCACAGCTTCCGATTCGGGTACACCATAAGCTTGAAGAGCCGAAGCGCTTCTTCCTACTCGGTTGATGAGGTGGTTAGCTTGATAGCCCCCAACAGCACCAATGGAGCCTCCAAGAATGGCTGTAGCCCCCAATAGTTCAGGGGATGTGAAGTCCAATGTTTCCCACCAGTTTTTAAGGGTGTTTTGCTGGGTAAGCTCAAACCCCGCAGAGCGCATTACATTCTCCAATCCAACATAAATTGGGTCAGCAATGACTTCTTGGGTATATTCAGACAAAGCACCAGCCGCCGCACCTCTTACGGTAGCGGGAACTCTTCCGGCAACAGAGGCCATTTTCCTACCTGCCTCTGCCACCTTAATACCTTTGGAGGCCAAAGCACCAACGCCAAGAGTTACGTTTTCAAGGAGACCTTCCAAGGCCCCAACAGTAACACCATATGTCAATGCTCCTGCCCTAGAAGAATTCGTCCTATATGCCTCAAGACCTACCGTTGAACCATACACCATTGAGCCGACAGCTGTTCCTGTGGCGGCCATTGCTACAGGCCCACCCGGTGAAGCCAAAAGAGAGCTTCCGGTTACTGCCGCCACCTTCGGAACTTGGTCTGTCGCCGCCTTAAAAGCTCTCCCTATCCACGATGTAGGCATGTCTCGGCCCTGACGATATTCCTGCTGGATAGCCAACGCAAGGCGTTCTGCTTGGGCGCTATCACCTCCTCCGTCAACCATGAGCCTAGCAAAGCGGGAGACATCAGAGGCGGTGTCGTCTATGGCTTGGGTTAGCCAAGTCCTGTCGTCTTTGGGCAACATGTAGGGAAGCATCTGAATGGCTAGAGAGAACGTCTCTCCTTCCCCAAGCTTCAACAACCTGTCTGCCATCTTGTCCCAATCCAGCTCTCCGCTTTCTATGTATTCATCTTTAATCCATGAGACGGAGTTATACGCACGCTGGTAAATGTATTTAAGCGCAGGTTCTTGGTTGAAAATGTTTTCCGCATACAGGTTTAGATTGCCTTCCAAGCTGTCGATTGCTTTCTGGTAATCGCCTCCTGTTTCTATAAAGGAATCGAAAAATCTGGTAGAGGCTTCATTGTATGCTGTCTCCTCATCCTTGTTCCTTTGAAGCTCTTGAGCGTATTTGCTGACAACTCCGTGCATTGAGTCGGTTTGATAATGCTTTTTCAGGAGTTCTAGTGCATACCCTTTATCCATCTCCCCTTCCGGGAAAAAGTTTTCAACAATGCGATTGAAAACATATTTGTCTCGCATAAACTGCGGGGCATTATTGAAATCCCTAATTTGCTCAGCACTAAGTATTTTTTCCAGCTTATTGTTTGTTACATCTTGTGCAGGAACATCCCCAAACAAGCCTGTTGTTGGATTGATATACCTAGTAACCGAATAAACTATATCTTCGTTTCTTTTTATCTTCTCACGATACCTCTCATACTCCGGGTCTATACCATTTGCTTGCAGTTCCTCACGCAATGTCCCTACGGCATCTAAGGCTTCTCGTGGAGTAGTAGGAAGCAAGCTAGACGACATCCTTAAATAATCGTCAAGCTTTGTGCGAATACTTCTCTTGTTTCTTAAAACCCCTTCAATTTGTTCAGAAGAGTAAGCTTGAGGATTTGCTTCTAAATCCTCTTCTGTTATTTCAGGTTGCTCCTTATTAGAAGCGAGGCCCGAATTCATTTTCTTTATTTCATCCAACAGGATAGAATCTTCGGGTTGTTCTGAAAGCTCTTCCATGATTTGTTTATAAATTATTCCAATAGGAAAGCAATGCACAATAAATTCCCTGCTCTCCTTGTGCATCTAATCCAGCTTTCGCCGCTATCGCTTTGGCCGAAATCATAGCTTGCACATCCATTAAATCTTTGTGTGGAGCTTGGAGGAAAGATTCATCTGCTACGATAAATCCTTGAGGGGGCGCCCCGGCCCGTTTATATATGCTCAAGTAGTCTTTCTCGTTTGTAATGAAAGAGTTACTTCCGGCCCAAACAATAAAAGCACCATTAGTCGGAATATCTATAGAAGCTTTATTCGATATAGCCGACACTCTAACGTTGTTCGGAATAAATGTCGCCTTTCTTTCGTCTCTGTCTTGCTGTCCAGAAGGATAAACAGAGGCAGAAGATAATGGGTCAATACTGCTGATATTATTCCGGGAGAACGCCTCTTCTTGTGCGAAAAAAACAAGCTCATAAAGCTCTTGTCCGGTAGGAGATTTCCCATTGTGTTCTGCCCTATATTCAGCAATCTTATCAGAAAGGACGGAACGAACTTCGCTTTTTATCTTTTCTTGCAGGAACAGATTGTTCGAGTCCGGCACATACTCCATTACCGCATACCTGTCTTTTGCCGTTTTCGGGTCTAGGTATGTCCTGCTTTTGTCTAAGAAAAACTGGTTCTTCCTCTCTTTGAACTGCGTATTAAACTCTCCCTCCGTCAAATAAATCGGAGTAGTTCCTCCTTGAGTTCCGGTGTAATCCGCTGTCTTGGTCAGAGGTAGTTGGCCGTTATCCCAAAACTTCTCTACCAACTTGTCAGCCTGATTGAACGTTTCCGGGGAAATCTTTTGCGTTACCAGCTTAACCAGAGCATTCTTGTCGCTGGTGCTGAAATTCATGCTGTCAAAAAGACGTTCGGCTTGCGAAAGGATATTTGCTTTGCCTTCGGGAGATTCCTTGGCATATCCCTCTGACAGCTTCGTTGCCCATTCCGACATTGCCTTAAACTGCATCGGCGTCGGCTCTACCTTGGCGCTCATGTTTTTCTTCATGTTCAGAAGATTAACGTATTGCTGGGTAGTCAAATGGTTGTTTTTCAGCAACTTGTTTGCCACGTTCAAGTCAAACTCTTCCGGGTTAAACAAAAACTTCTGTACGAGAGAATCGTACGATTGCTTTTGAATCATGCTTATCTGCCCCTGCGCTTGATTCATTGCGTACTGCTGTTGCTCATAGGTGAGTTCTCGACGTTGTACGGACCCATCCCTGTTCACTTCCTCTACAACGCCCCACGGGTCTCTCAAGACTGACTGCTGAATTATATCCTGTGTTTGAGCACCAGTGATTTCATTCTCATTCAAAATCTTTTGGGCAGGAGTTAAGTAGGGACTTTGGTTTATCTCCTTAGCCAGTCCGAAATCCCTGTTAGCTATTGCCACTTTCAGGGAGGCGTTTGTCTCGTCAGCAGCCATTTTTGATACCCGGTCTGCCGCCATCAGGGCCACATTATTCTTCTCCTTTTTTAACAGCAAATTAAGTTGCTCGTTAGACATGAGTTGATTGCGACCAACATAAAAAGATTTAGAATAATTATTATTTATCTCCGCAATCCTTGATGTCATTTCCTCCGTGTACACGTCCAGCCACACGGCAGGGTTGTTCATCGTGCTTGGGTCGTTTTGCAACTGGTTGAAAACCTGCGTTGAGGCTTCCATGTACTCTGCCGCCATGCGCCTCGACTGGATACTGTCGTTAGTCGTCTCCACCTCGGCCTGTGCTTTGGCCCATAGGGACAAACCTTCTCCTAGATTACCCAGCTCCCTTTCCCGGCTTTCCTTGTCAAACTCGTTGCCGATAGGAACATATCTCGCCGTATCGTAAGTAGAGCGCAAGTACCTGTTAGACGGAGAAGGAAGCAACCCCTCCTTATCCGAACCGGTAACACCCATCCTAATATCTCTTGTGTCGTAGGTCGCCATTTAGAATAACCCGTTTAATGATGTGCCTATTTTAGAGCCAATAGCCATGCCTGTCGGGCCGCCAAAGTAGGCGCCAACCCCCGAACCAATCAAAGAGCCGAGGAACCCTTTAGAACTCCTCTTGCTGGCTTGTCTAGCCTGACTTGCACGCCAATCCGCAACGCTCGCTTGATACATGGTGTTTTGCCTCCTCTGCTCTGCCTCCAACCAAGCGTCTCCTATTTGTTGCTCGAACTGGCTCATCGTCGCCTTCTGTACAGCACTAATAGAACCTGATGTGGGGGCGAACCCTGTACGCACCGCAGAAACCTGTTGCTGTGCCAGATATTTAGCCTGATTGCCTCTAAGGCGGGACATATTTATTCCCGCAATCTTATAGGCTGATTCTGCCTGATTCCTTAACGCTTGCGCCTTATTTTCGTAACTGGCAACATAATTGGCATACTCTTTCTTCTTACTAAACGAAGAAGAAATATCCGAAAGGACACTTCCGAACCCTTTTAGAGTAGTAGAGTTAAACCCAAATCCGTCGAAGGTGTCATCCCAACCTATTTTGTTTGGACTGGATTTCTCTTGCCATATATTCGCAGAAGCCGCTGACGGCAAATAACTTGTGTTAGGATTATATGTCGGAGGTTGCGGCATCTCCGGATAGCCCGTCTGATAGTCCGTGTCATATATCCCATCAAGATAAGAATCACTCCTTATCGAAGGCAGGAGAGCATTAGTTACTCCTGTTGTGGGGTCTGTCCACAACTCATTATAGGCGGGTTCTGCGATTTCCGGGATGTTGTTTAACTGGTCGTTAAGAAATCCGCTTCCCCACATCCATGACGGGAAGCCAGTGATAGGAAGAAGCCCATCACTAGTAAGCCCAGAAGTGTCAGCTAACGAGAGTGGAATCATATAAAATGTATGCCGCTAATATGTTTACTTTTTTAGCATCATCCAAAGAAAAGTACAGCCTTGTATCTGTGGAACTTTGCCCACTCAATACAACATGCCCTCGTCCGTTAATTAAGTTTGTAGATACAGACAAGGAGTTATTCTTTTCCATAGCCAAAGGAGCATCGTAATCTAAAGCTTGTACTGTCGCCTGAATTCTAGGCTCTCCATACGCTAGGCCCTCTTGATTAAGGAACTCGGCAGAAGGAACTAAGTCTTTGCTCTCGTCTCGTGATACTTGATAGCGCAGTTGGCTAATCTTGGTGGTGGTTGCCGGGATGACGTAATTGTTAGCATTCCCCATCGGCATCGACACAAACTCTGAAAAGATGTGAAGCCCAAAAACAAAGTTTGGAAGAGTCGATGAGGTGCTGGACGGGGGAGTAATAAATCCGCTGTTCCCGGCTTGGCCAATATCGTTTTCAATTTCAGACTTAACATTAAATACGATTTGGCTCTGGGAGAACAAGCCTTCACCCTCCGGTGCTTGCTGGTAATAAGAATAATTATTATTTACCTCATTGCCGCCAAAGCAATAGCCTGTGGTTGTTTGCCCGTTAGCTGAAATGATGTCCAGATATACAGGCTTGGTTTCGTCCCACTCTATCTTGGATGTAGTAGCTTTAACTCTCACATCCATGTATGGGAAACATCCATATTCCACATCATGGCCAGCCTCGCCAAAGACTGATAACTGCAAAATCTGTTCTGCACCTTCCCATGAGGGAACCGATGCCGAAGAGAAGTAACACCTTATCTTCTGGTTTGCCTTCAACACCAAACCTAAGAAATAGAACTCAAGGATTGGCAACTGATTTTTGTCGTCAGGCAACAATATCGAGTTAATAGAGCAAGTAAGGAATTCTTGCGTCTCTGCGTCGAAAACAAACATCCTGAACGGCCCTTTGGTTAATACCTCTTGAGAAGGGTCGTACATGTTCTCAAAAAGGAAAGATTCTATCTCAACATCACTCCCACTAGCGACCGGATTGTTGAAAATAGCAGACTCATCGAAGGAAAAAGAAAATCTTGATATCCAGCTTTGAGTTGTAGGGGTTTTGGCCTGAACTGTGAGTTGCGAACTATTTGTGTTTTCCTTGAAGTAGCCATTTACAATTAGAGTGTTAAGAGCATCTGTGTCGCTCGTCTGCCCCGTGGAGAAGTTGTTCCATGAATTGTTTACAAAGCCTCCATAGGGCAGAGCATCTGTGTCGCTCGTCTGCCCCGTGGAGAAGAAGTCAACACAAGGATTGCTGTCCTCCATATAAGAGAGGAAGTATTGATTGGCGTTTACGAAATCGTTCTCGCCTTTGCCTTTTACGGAAACTGTCAATCCTTCTTCGCCTTTTACCGGATTATTGTAACAGCATACCTGATTTATGAAGGCTCCTTGAATATCGCATTGGAACCAGCCATTGATGTCCTGAACCCGGTTATACAGCAACCCTAAAAGCCTTCCGTCGCCAGTAGTACCCCACCAGATTGGGTCAGGGTCTTTCTGAATCGAATGAGAAGTAATCCCATAATCAAACAAATCGGATGCCATAATCGTCACATCTTCCGATGTGTAGCCATCAATCTGGAAAGAGTAGATTGACTGGATAACACCCTTTTTGTCTCTAGGGATGAAAAACAGGCTCTCCGTCATCAGTTCCCCTTGCGCCACAGAAGAACCCCATCTGGATTGCTCTTTAATAATGGGTACAGGATTGCTTGAGTCGCTGTCGTTCAGCACCCATTCGCCAATGTCTGTTCCTACTATCAAATCCTTAGAGGAAGACAACCATTGAATCTTTTGGCTCTGGTTCGCGCCTATCGTCAAATCCCAGCCGGAATCTGCCATGTCGTCAACAGAGAAATCATTGTACCTGTCAACACGGGAGGCCCATATTGTCTGCGGCTGGGCCTTCGTAGATGCTAAAATCAAACGCCCGTTGCGCAATGCTATACAGGAAGGATAGCCTTTCTCTACAGAAAAGGCGCACTTCACCAAGTCATTGAATTTAGCTGAATAGTATTTTGTGCCACTAATAGAGGTTTGGGTTAGCTGATAATTTCCTCTACCATAATTAGATTCAAAAGTTTTAAATATACCATTCAGCACCGGGGCGTACATCAATGGCATAATGGTCAGGTTTTGGAATACCGTCGCATCTGTCGTTGTTGAAGTAAGTCTCTTTTGATTAGGCCACACGGCAAAGGGAATGTCTGTCTGATAAACACCACCTCCATTATCAACCTCAATGGACTGGCCAGCATCACCAGCATCGGTGGACACGTTTCCGTTCTCACCAATATAAACCAGCCCAACAAATACGCCCGGAGTGTTGCTTCCCGACATGCTAAGCTTCCTCGGCTGTGAGAACCAGTTATTGTTGATTCGGAAGACTGTGTAGCCGCCGCCAGAAGGATAGCCTGAAAAGACCTTGCTATTCTCCAAATAACTTACAAGAACCCCTTTGGTTGTCGCCACTTCTGCGTCTGTGCTAAGAGTCCAGTCGCCTCGAACGTAGCGGCACACAATATTAGCCATGCGGAAAAAGTTAATGGGGATTCCAACGTTGGTGCCAGTAGAGAAGTTGTATATGTTCCCATTCAATACGCCGTCCGTTTTGTTCATCAGGCAAGAGCCAATGACAACATCTCCGGGCGTATAGTCTTTAAGCCATTCAGCTATTTGCGTTCCGTCATTCCCTGTAATTTGTGAGACAGAGCCATCAGAGAGGAAAAACCTGTCACCGAATACGGCGTTAATAGTATTAAGTGCTACGTCTTTATCCTCATATACATAATACGGAATATCCGGGTATGTCTCGTGGTTGCGGCAAAACATAGGGCTATCCGGATTGCTCGACTGATTCTTGTTGTTAATATAGTAGTCGTCGCTCTTCGGATAAGTCAGGAAGTCCATCGTCGTTAACTTGAAATCAATGACAGATTCTTCCGTGTAAATATTTGTGCCGCTCTCGTATATCCGCTTAATGGGGAAAACGGAATTATTGTATTGCTGGATTTGATAATCATTAAGCTTGAACACACTCGAAGTGTCTCCAAACATTTGAGCCATTATTAGCGACGTCCTGTGGTCGTTGTTATTAAAGCTTTTATCAGGCACATCTCCTTGCCCAAAATTCACTTTAATCCCAATGCCGCTAAAATCTGAACCAGCACTAAAGGTTTCTTTGAAAGAAACATAAGATTGAGCATCGGTCGAACTCCCCGGAGTTCCCCCAATAACAAAACTTAACAAGTTGCCCAAAGAAGAATCAACCTCGACTTCGGAGGAGGAATACTTATAGAGGCCTAACGTTCCATAACTGTTATTACATCCTATGCTTGCGTAAAGCTTGTTTCCTCGCCACGTCAGGAAGCAATAAATGTTGATAGGTATGTTTTTATTGAAATCGCTAAAATCTACAGTCTGGTCAGAGCTAACGCCAATGTTTTCCAGTTGATGTACAACTCCATCCGAAGTAGTTATAGCCCACTTCGTATCGGCGCCACTACCGCTAAAACCAAAAGCAATAGATTTGTTGTCCTTAAAGTTTAAGGTAAAGAAAGGTTGTGTTTTTGCATTTAGCCTATTAACGCCATACAAACCAAAACACAAAGAGTTTTTTGTGGAAAGATTCGTGTTTGAGGAGGTGTCAAACTCAACAACATACTTGTCCTCTGCCATCGACGTCTGCGGAAGTTGTGCTGGCTTCGCCGTCCTTGTTAATTCCAGAGGGAAGAAATCAGGATGCACTATCCACATCTTGTCGTTTTGAGATACATATTTGATTTTAGCTAAGTCCGTATCCCAAAACCTACCATGCCTTTCAGAAGAACTGTCCGCAGTCCAGCCATTAACCCCCGGCATGAATACGGGGTCTATATCAAGATTTACTTCCCACCTTCTAGTCTGGTCTCCAAAATATCCGCATTGATAAATGGTCGCAAACGGCTTGCATCCTCCGCTCTCATATTTGTTGTCAGAGTGTACGCAGACAATATATTCCTCGTTGTTGGTACAAGGGAATTTTAATATCCGAAAAGGATTTTTGAATGCGTCAATCACACCAAAACCCGGTCGCCTCTTTAACATACCAAACTGACGAGGAATAAAGTTCCTCATCAATGAACAACTCGTCTGGTATTTCTGCATGTCAACTCGTGGGGTGAAGTTCTCGGAAACCTGCCCCCCGTTGAAGTTGAGTTGCATTTGAAATTGCCGGGTATTTGAGGCCATATGTCTGGAAGGTTTTTAGTTTAATCGGGAATGTAGGTATAAGAGCCTTGGTAGGGTGCTGTCGTCCCGAACGGATAGCGGCCCCAAGTGGACTGGCTCATAAGCTTGTTGCGGTAGTTGTAGCGTCCACCCGTGTTATTGATGAAGTCATTATCACGCATTCGGTGCAATTCCCTCTGGTACATGTCCGCTATCATGTTGTACAACTCAATGTTGTTGGTAATCCGAACACAGATAAGATAGGCCCATCGAATCCCTACCAATGGTTTTAACTGGTCCGGAATCCCTTGAAGCGTTGTGCCATCCGTAGGTGCGGCAATGTAAACCAGCCTTAACTGGTCAACGTTTGCCAAGATATACTCTCCCTCAATCTGCACAAACTGCGCCTGAATATTCCAAGGCTCCCCATTTACGGAGATTATTGTCACTAGGTCGTCAGGCTTCGGGAAAGCGTTATGATAACCAAAGGCCGCCACCTCTGTCGGTGACGGCTCAATGATTACCCTTTTCCGGGCGAAGTTCCATTCGCCATCAATCATGACATCTTGAATAGCGAATGGAAGATATGCCTCTAATGCCTGACCTTCTACTGACTTTTTCCCCGTTTCCGGGTAGCTTTGGATTTTGTATTGGCCTAACAACCCCAAGGCATAATTAGCAATATCTAGGTCAGTCATTGTTTTTTCAGATTAGGGGATAACTAAGTCCATAACGATTACAAACTGCTTGTTGGCCGCAATCGCCGCAGAGTTGGTAATAGTCAGAACGAAATCATATTTCTCCTTGAGAAGAGCATATGTTGCCGCAGTTCCGTTGATAAGTACATTATTATCCACCAAGAACTGGGCAGGGTCCCAGAGAATCTTGCTTTCAAAATTGGTGGTTGAAGCAAACCGAACGATTTCACCTGCGGTTGCGGTTACGGTAAGTGCTGGAAGAGAAGGTCCATCATCATTAACCTTGTCCCCACGCTTATCGTGGACTTCTAGGCCCAAGGTGAGATTTCCTGCACCAATCCCGTCATGCGTACACGCAATCGAGGAGACATCAATCACTACTCCCGGAGGAAGAGGGATGTCCATAATGGTGGAGGAAGCGGCGGTTGCCGCAGTCCCAGCCTTGTAAACGATAGTCTTTTTCAGCACCTGCCCACGCTGTAGCTGTGCGCTCAAATAGGGCGGCATACCAGCTTCCACTTGGGTTTTAGCCAAAGAATTTACAATAGCCATATATTATACTCCTTCCTTTGTTTGATTAGAAATTACCGCTTGAACCAGAAACATCAATTTTAAGCACGCCCTTGTCTTCGATTCGGGTCGCGCCCATTGCGATTTCAGAGTAGGTCTGCCATACATACTGGCTGGTCGGAAGCTCTTCGATTCGCACGAACAACTCTTCAAGCACGCCAAAGGCAACAGAGTTCATCGTGAAAGCGACAAGGCTTCGTACGTTTGCCGTGCTAGTACCACCGGTCGGGTCGGTCGCAGTACCAAGCGGACGACTGCCAAACGGGAGCATGTCGGCCGTCAGAGCAATGAAGCGGACGCCAAGCACGTTGTCAATATAGCCACTGGCAATCGGACGCTGGTCGGAGTAAAGGATGTTCGTGAATTCATTGATGCCGTAGAGAGCCGCAAGCTCTTCATGGGTACAAAGGATTACCATTTCAGGGCCACCCAAATCCTGACGTTCCACGTCCTGACCAAGCACGTTGCGCATGCCGAAGATAGTCTTGGCCCGCACAATCTTGTCAAAGGTCAGACCGGACGCAACGTAAGTGCCAGTCCGCACATATCCCACAGGGATAGTGTTTGCCTTTTCGTTAAACGTCACAGGGATGTCCCCGTTCTCACCAGTCCATGCCGTGCCAATGAGGCCTTCAACCGCAACCATGTCGCGACGGCGTTGCATTTCCATGCGTTCGGCGTCAACGATACGGGGCAGAGGGGAATCAATGGTTCCAGCCTGTTGCATTTCCGTGCGGGAAATTTCATGAGTGGACTTAAAGATTTTCGTCTTAAGCCACCTCTGTCTGAACTCGGCCTGTTGCGGGTTAGTCGCGCCATACAGGTCGGTGATTTGAGTGGAGTTCACAGGGTCAATGATTTGGAACCTGCGCTGTCTGGAATTCATGCCGTAAACCCTCATGAAACGCTCCGTGCGGGAACGCATCTGCTGAACAGCCGCATAAATCATGGGCGTGTACTCGTTTACAGCAAGCGTCTGGAAGTTTCCGTAATTTGCCATAATTCAATTATACTTTTAGTTCTCACCGTCACAATGTGTTCGACAGGTGTCCTTAAAGCAGGGCTGTTTAATGAGGAAGACGGCTGTCCTCTAACTATGTGGTTGTTAAAGCAAGTGTCCAAAACGGGTTGCTCTAAGCTCAAGAAAGCTTAACCATAATATAAAATCAACAAAAAGAAAGCTGGGAACGCATCACACTACGTTCCCAGCCCCATTTTCTCCATGCTATCGCTCTTCGATATTTATCCCTTTGATGATATTGTGCTGTTTCCCAACAGCAGGTGTAATATGCCATGCCTGACATGAGAATGCAATAAAAATAATGGAGGGCTGGTAAAGAAGAAACAAAGAAACCCAGCCCTCCACTATTTTTTTGTTTTTTAGTGTGAGACAAAACACCGGAGTAAAAAAACTCACACTAATGCAGAAGTAGATATACCACTGAATGCTTGCGCATGCAATGCAAAACTACCACTTGATATTTTTGTTTGCCAAGAGCCTATGATACAGCTCCCTTGCGTCGTGCGGCATCTGGTTGACGGAACCATACTTGTTAATCAGTCCCATGATTTGTTCCTTTGCGTCGCTGGCACTGGCTTTCATGAACCCGGGAACAGGCATTGTCCCGTCCTGCATGCTGGAAATCTTGTCGAACAGCGCAGAAAGAATGAAGGGATTGTTCAATGCTCCCGACATCTCCGGGGATTCGATGTCAATTCCGGCGCGAACAAGGCCGTCTTTGAGCAAGTTGAAGTTGCGCTCATACAAGCCTCCCCACTCTGCCTGAAAATATTTCCTGGCTTCCTTCGCCTGTTCTTCGATACGCTTGGCGTTTACTTCATTAAGTTTGGCCGCATACCTTTCCTGAAAGCGCAACAGCTCCTGCATGGTATCGGCGGGGATGTTGTGTTCGTGAGCAAACTGCGCGAACTCCTTAAAAGATTCCGCATCCACCGTCTCTTTATATTCATCAGGCACTTGATAGTCGTCGGCTTTCTCCGGAACGCCCAAGTGTTCACGCCATGCTTTCCTTTGCTCGTCCGTAGCGTCTGCTCCGGGGCGGGAAATCTGTTCCTGCTTCTTTCCAATAAGCTTGTTTGCATTAACGAAGCCTTTGATTAAGTCGTTGATATTGTTGTACTTAAACAAGCTCTCGCCGCCTTCGATAGAGGAATTCCAGCCCTCCTTAAACGTCCCGTCATTATTAACCATCTTGTCAATAGTGAACTGTTCCTGCGGTTTTTGAGTTAAGGCAGGGTCGCTCAATGACATGGTTCCCGGCATCTTCGTCTGCTCTTGGGCCGGAGGTTGCTGTGTCTGCGTAGTGTCTCCCGTAGGGGGGTTATTGTTTTCGCTCATACAATGCTTCTATTACTTCAATTAGTGCGTTAATGCCTTCAATGTAGAAGAGTTTGTTTCCATCGAAGTGGGATTTCAATGCGGCTGGAAGCTTATATCTGCTCCCGCTGGCAATAGCCTTGAGTACAAACAGGATGTATTTGTCCCTGTCGGAATCCAATACTTCCTTGGCCTTGTCGTAAACCTCTTTGGGAATCTCTATTTCATCTCCTAAAAGAGAGGTAATCCTTACTACGTCCAACTTTTCTTCTGTTCTCATCATTAAATGATATTCATGTCTTTGGATGCCGCGCCGAGGTTCTTCTGCACTTCGGAGAATGTCTTGGCATTTGCCATCTGGTTGGCTTCGTTTTGGGCGGCCTCCCTTTCCTTTCGCATCTGGTTCACCTTAGCTTGAGGCCTAGCATACTTGGGCGACAATCCAATATCAAGCATGCTTCTTCGGAAAATATAGTTAGCATCCAATGAATCAAGAACCGTCGGGTCAATTTGAGACAGAGGAATGACAACCGTTTGCAGGAACTCTGTGAACAACGTCGGCTGATGCCTATCCAAAAGAATCTGGAACGGCGTGCAGAACTGGATGTGATACTCACGCAGGGGACGAATATACCCTTGAGCTACCAGCGTATTATAACAGAAGTCAACCAATGGCCGCAAGAATTGCTCAATCAGCCTCGTGTACGCCGTAGAGCTGATGCGGGCAGAGTAGGATTCAATCATCTGCGCTACCGTGGCCTTCATGTATTGCGGGTCTTTCACCTGCAACAACGGCATGAACAAATTAACGTCGCACGCCTCATTGATGACACGCTCAAAACGCTCAATTTGCCATTGGGTATCGGAAGTTTGGGCTGACTGCTGGAACAGGGGCGACGGCCTTGCCTGAATGTTCAACGGGTTAAAGGTCGTTACCTCGCCCGCTCCATATCCGATATTGCCCTGAAATCCTTCCGGAACAAGCATCGGCGGGAAAATCTTCTGTTGGGCCGCCTCTGCCAAAGCCTTAAGGCAATTAACCAATTCAATCTGGTCTGCCAATGAAACCTTCCCAAACCCATATCCATACGGGGAGTTAGGCAAATCAAAACAGTTGCAACAGATAACGGGGCATTGCTCAAAGAATTGCTCAAGCAATACGTCTCCTGTAGCGTCATACACCGAACGAAGCACCCACTCTTTTCCTTTGGCTCGCCTCACAAGTCCTTCATCTCCTGTGCGCTCCACTCGCTCCAACAAGTGGAACACAAGGTAGTTGTCCGGACTGTTGGAGTTTGCAATATACTTATCCTTAACAGTTTGCGGCAAGTTGCCCTCAGGGAACGTAGCCACAATGTCTTGGTTCCTCATCCAATCGTCCCAGCAAAACATATTCATCCGGCCAAATTTGTCTTTGTCCACCATGAATGTTCCTACTGGTATAGAATAAAAATTAAACCCCTTTTGCTTAGCGTCCCACTCTGCCCAAAATGCCCCAATGCCATAAGCCGCCCTGTCCCAGAAGAAAAGCTCACTGGCTGTATGCAGGTTGCTGTTCCTCATGAACATGGACACTACCCTTGCCGTCAGGGCGTACTCGTCCTCAATAGTAGAACTCACTGCGTCAGCATCTGCCGCCTTAGCTTGTGGAGTAAACGTAAACCATTCGCTGGCTTTGGGCATCACAAGCTCATGCTGGCCTGTTGCGTTCAGCCTCAAGGCTCGCTCAAGGGTGGTGTCAATATAGGCCTCATTGTTAGGAGTAGCCTCCTGCACAGCCCCGTTCAGGTCAAACCTCCGGTCCGGCTCTACGTACTCCGCAACTCGTTTCCAGTTAGACACATAGCGTTGTCTATACGAATAGAGCTGTTCCCTCTTCTGCTTTGGTAACTGATTGTTGTACAGCATATTATTGGCCTAAAAAGCTTTTGCCTACGCCACTTGTTCCAATCCCTCTAGAGGCAACAAAGGTATTTGAAAAAGAACTCCGACGCCTGTTCGCCTCATTTTTGCTACGAACTGCTTCCTGTTGAGTTTCGTATTGCTCTACGGGCTTTGGAGCTTCCGGGGCGGATGACCCCTTGTCTTTATTCTTGTTGATTGCTCCGTCTGCCAGCCCACCAATAGATGAGCCGATAATTGTTCCTACACCGGGGGCGATTACCGTCCCGACAACTGCTCCTACTGCCTGTCCAACGCCTGACATTTACTCCTCCTTAATTTAAGTTTAATATATAAGTCTAACTCCTTACGTGAGTAAACATACAGCTTCCCGTGCCTATGTCCACTACCAAATTGCATGTGCGGGCTTAATTGCAAGTGCCTTAAAAAACCAACATAGTCTCCAACCCCTAAAAAGAAAAAGAAGCCATTGGCCTCCTCATAGCTCACCGACGCCTCCTCTATATGCCTTGTCCTCAAGAACTCCGACGCCTCGCCCCATACCCGTACATTGTCCGGTTCGATGCGATAATAGTGGCCCAGCACAAGACCGTTTCCGGTATAAAGCCGCACGCCTCCCTCATGAAGCTTCCATGCCTCACTTAGTCCCATGCCGGCGTCACGCCTTAACGCCTCATCAGATGCGGCAAGTATGCTCAAACCCCCGCCGCCAGTTATGTCCAACATTTTGCTCACGATGATATTTCCCAAAGGTACAGGTTATCCCGGCTTTGCTGTCCTGCGTTACAACTCCTGCCGTCAACAGGTTGTTCATCCTCGCCTCTGCAACATACCTCAACGGGTCTGCCCAATGGGATGCGTTGTCATGTACAATCTCATTCTTAAACACGCCTCCCTCTCCCACCTCCGGCTTGCACCTGTAGGACAACCAGTAACTGTACGCTTTGCTCGTACCGTTGGTGTCAAACCGAAACATGTTGAACATCCCTAAAAGGTAATTGATGCCAATCCATTTGTCTTTCGATTTGGGCAACAACTGGATGCCCGGCAACCCTGCCTCCTGCCACATTTGCGCCTGTGTCATCCCTGTGTCCGTCATATACCCGCCGTCATGCGGAAGGAAGTTCGCCTGTAAGGTCGGATATTTGCTTTTAAGCCTCGTTACACGCTCTGCTACGCGCTCGCTCGCATGCAAACCACTGTCCAGCTCAAGGACGTTAATAAAGGGGCCGTCCAACTGAAACACAAGGTTAATCGTATTCAGGGGCGCACCCAAATCCCATGTGCAATAACACGGCTTCGTTTTATCGTAAACCAAGTTCCTGAAAGCCCCCTCCTGCATGGCCCTGTCCAACACCGCCTCCAAGATAGCCCCCTCCATAGGGACCTCAAAAGCCTCTTCCAAGGTGGACGGGTACTCTTCATTCATTGATACGCCATGTTGCCGCTTGGCCTGTTGCCACCACCTCTTTTGCGCCTCCGTCACGACAATCCCGCTCTTGCTCCTAAGCGTCTCAAAGTAGCTCTCCGTAGCTGGCGTTATCTCCTCCACCCCCTCCGATATATTATTCTCGTCGCTCCACCACGGCAAAAACACTACATGGAAATCTTTCTCACCTCGCTTCCCCTCCGGCACGCTTAGCGCATTCATCACGTTCTCATAGAATACCCCTCGCTTCCCCCCTCGTACGGTCGTCTCCACAAAGATAAAGCCATCCTTAGCCGCAGGGAATGTGCCGTTGACGATTTCAGCAGCTCGCTTCGGCTCACTGGTCGCAATCGTACCAAGCTCGGATATGTGCGCAAATCCAAGACCACTGCCTCGAAAATATTTACCCCCAACTATCTCGCTCGACCTCCTTCCTACCATCTTAACGTTTATCTTTGATTTGCTGTAACTTATGTCGAACATCCCAGGCAATTTCCTCTTCAAGCTGTCCAACGCTACCCTCACAATGTCCGTAAGCTTTTCCGTCGCGTCTCCTAACGTCCTGTCCACCAAAGCCAGCTTCCACCCCTCCTCAAACGCCGCCATGTCAGCCATCATCACTCCAATCGCCGTAGAGCAACCCTGCCGCCTACTCTTAGGTATTAAAAACCTCCTCTTCCCCTCACAGTAACAGGCCCTGTGAAGCTCCTCCTGAAACTTCCTCGGCTTATAAGGAATGATGTTCCCATCCGTCAATTTTATCTCATACAAATGGGATATTCGCCACATCGGGTCTTTCAGCAACTCTATTATTTCACTTAAAACCATTTGTCCCTCCTGTACTTCAACCAAATGTCCATTTCGTCGTCCATCGGCTTCTCTACCACTTCCTCTACAAGACGGCACCTTACAAACTCCCACGCATCGCTGTTATACCTCCCCCTCGGCAATGGCATCTTAAATACTCTGGCTTCCTCTAAAAAACACGTCGCGTCTTTCGCCGCCTTTCCTCCCAGCATCCCGCTATAGTACATGTGCGCATACTCCGGCTTCCTTTCCCATTCTACCTCTGCCTCCTTCAATATGCTGTCTGCCGATTGCGCATAGCATTTCCCTCCTTTGCTTAATGCTCGCCCCTTCCAGCCCCTTTTCGGCCATTTCTTTAATACCCCCTCCCTCACAAGAAACTTGTCCTTGCTCCTCATTACCCATACGCAACAACTCTTCCTGTCCTCAACCTCCTCCCACTTATCCCCGTGCGCAATGCTGTGCACAAGCTCTCCAACTCCCTCTTTATCAATCTCTTGCATATTTCAAATAATCCTTCACTCCTTCGCTTATCGCCCTCGCTATCTTCTCCGGATGCTCCCTCATCACCTCCGCATCTCCCGGATTCGTTATAAATCCACACTCACACAATATCCATACCGGCCTTGTTCGCCTCAATACCGCCAAGTCCTTCCTCCCTACCACTGCCTCCGCTCGTCCCGGCAATAACCCGCTAAGACGCACTCCTACCTCCTCTGCCAACTTCCTCCCCTTACTGCTCCCAGGATAGTAGCACACATGTCCTCCATGCGGCTTAGGGTCCAACTCCTCTTCCCCTCCTACCCAATGACTTGCACTGTCGCAGTGCAACGATATTCCTATATCCGAACCCATCCGATTCGCCTCTTTTATCGTCGCTTCCAAGTCCTTCGCGTTACTAAGGTGCGGAAAGTCCAACTCAACTACCTCATACCCTGCCGCCTTTAACTCCCTCACCAACTCTTTGCTTATCACCTCGCTTACTGCGTGCTCTTCCAGCCCGTTCCCTCGCGCTCCTGTGTTCCGCGCATGCCCTATGTCTACGATTATTTTCATACTTTTTATTATTATTCTAATTTTTTATTCCTCTCCCATCGCCGCCGCCCATAAGTCCTCTATCACCTCCAACGGTACGCTCCACTCCCGGTACTCCCCCTCTGCGTCTTGCTCGCTGTCCTCTCCTCGCCACTTCCTCATTGCCTCCTTGTTCGGAAACAAATGCAGTTCCATTACCTTTCCTTTCCCAAACTTTACCATTATTCCTACTTCTTTTTCCATCTCCTTACCTCCTATTTCCATTTCCTTAAACTCCGGCTCCTCTTCTCCTCTGCCTCCCAATACTCCTCCTTCCTCACTTGCTCCCACCTCCTCCTCTTCCAACTCTCCCGCGCTTCCTTCAACGCCTGTACCGCCGCCTCTTCCGTCTCCTTCCGCGCCCTTTTGTCTAATTTGCTCAACTCTCCTACCTCCGGCACTCCCGGTAACTTCATATTCCATTTCGCCCCGTCTGCCATATACCATTTCAATCCCTTCCCTCTCCACTCTTTATAAAACTCGTCCCTCCTCTCTTTCGCCTCTTCCAATTCCCTTGTCCCTAAACTTATCTTCCTCCTTATGCTCCGCCCCCTCGTACTCTTAAAGTACAATCCCATATAATACCTCCCTCCGCATTCGTACAAATGGTGCCGCTCAGGATTGCTCTCCAATGAATCCTTGCTCCATTCCTGCAACTCCCATACCTCCTCCTCTATCAAAAAATCCCTCAACTTCTGCGGCCTCGCCCTCAATACCATCTTCGGATAAAATACCCGCCGCCCCCATGGCATTAACCCCATCTCCACCTTCTGCCTCACCATCTCCTTCACCCCCCTCAAAAACCCATATTCCAGCTCTTCTTTCCTTATCTTTACTTCGTCCATTCCTTTTCTCATCTCCTCTTTAGTTTATCTCTCCTCCTACTCTTTCTTCAACTCTTTTCTTTGTCTTTTTTCAGCAGCTCTCTCATCTCCTCTCCTACCAGCTCCTCCCTCTCCTCTTTCACCTTGTCCCATCCCTTCAACCTCATATACAACCCTACCGCACTCATCTTCTCCTTTCCCCCCATCCCTAGCTCCCTCCCTCTTATCACTCTACTTAAAAACTTCCCCAATTCCTCTTTCCCCAATTCCTCTACCTCTTCTCTTTCCTCTCCTCCTCTCTCTCTTCCTCTCCTCTCTCCCTTCCACTCCTCTATCCCTCCCATCTCCCTAAACAGCTTCCGGCTCACTCCTCGCTTCGATAACCCCTCCTCTACCGTCCTCACCTCCCCTCGCTCCAATTCCCCCCTCACTTCTTCCACCAACTCTCTCACTAATTTCCCGTTCATCTCTACGTCTCCTCCTCTTCTCGACATTTCTTTGTTCTCTTTCTCTTCTCCCTTTTTGCTCATTATGCAGGGTGATACCTTCTTTGTCCAGCGCGAAACACCCGGCGATTTTTCCCCGCCTCCCGCCTGTAGGGACGTCCTAGCAAGAAGCACCTAGGGGTGGTGCGGTGCTGACGGGCTTGCAGTCCCTCATGGCTAGGTGGCGCCGAAGCAACGCCGCAACATGGCCTAAAGTGGGCAAAACCTCAATAATTATTCTAATTACTACGATTTGCCCGAAAAACGGCTTGCGAGGATTGCGCACACGGGCTTTTTAGAGGATGGGCCTATACATTACTCATGGCAGATATGCGGCGCGCGCTAGGACCATTGTAGCGCGATATTCGGGATTGTCCTCAAATGTGCCCTATTTGGCATTATGTGTGTTATGCGAAGTATGATAGACAGTCAACGAGTTATGAAGATTGTCGGTGCGCACACAAGCAGAAGCAGGCAGAAGGCGCCCAAATGCAACGGAATCGGTACGCTTTTGAGCCAGTTTGAAGGCCGCTCAAAGCACGCACCGAATCGCCGAGGCTCTACAAAAAAAACACTCAAGAGCGAGACAATCTAGAGAAAATAAACATGAAACATGCACAAAACCCGATTTTTGGCAAGCCCTAGGAACACAGGTTTTCTTAAAATTCGCTAGCCTCTAACAGTTTGCTACTTATGACGGATCCGCCTAAAAAAACACGTAAAAATGGCAAAAGAGGGTCCACTATGGGAGAAACCATTTTTAAGGAAGAGGGCAAACTGGTTCGTCCCGGCCGGGCTTAACTCCCCCGCTTACCCCCCTTACGCCCTCCTGCCCGAAGGAAAGGACAAGAGAGCGAAGGGGAGCGGGAAGAGGTTAGAACCCGCAACGAGAAAAAGGATGGAGTAATCCGAGGGAGTTAGGAGTATCCCCCCCCCTAAAGGCCCCCCCCCGAGGGAGGAAGTAAGTCAAAGAGGAGGGAAGACAAAGAGGAAAAACCAGTTTGTCAAGAGGTTAGAGGGAGAGAAAAAAACTTGCTAATGGAGAAAAAAAGAAATAAAAGTTGTTGACTTATGAGGGAAAAAAGATAGAATAAAAACATGAAAGGGGACGGAAGGAAGAATAGAGAAAGACCCCTTGAGAGAAAAAACAAAAAACATGGGAAAAAAGAAACAAGAGAGATTTAAAAAGTTGCGATGCCCATTTTGCCGGCTTTCGATGGACGTTTTGGTATATGAGACATTGCAGAATCCTAAGGGAAGTTATGAATACGGGAGCATGAATTGCGGTTGTCAAACCTTTGTCGTAGGAACTAAGGATAACGTCTATAAACGGGCGAGCGAGTTAGTAAAAGGCATGAAGAAAAGAAGACTTACGAGACTATCTTTACTTTTTTATCGCCTGAAGAATTTTTTAACCATGTAAATTTCGCATTTAATGGACGCTAAACATTTTGTGAAAGTTTTTAAAAAAAAGGGAGAAGATAAGTATTTTGTTTTCGTTCGCGCTAATGGTTATTTTATCTTTGCAGGACCAGTAACGGGGAAGGAATTGCCAAACCTCGAAGCGCATATTGATTTTGCTCATGCCTTCCCTGAATACGCAATGATAGAAGAGCAAAAAAGAAGCAAATCATCCTTTGAAGAGATTTTGAAAAAAAGAAATTCACTGTTTTATGACGTTGACTATAGCAATATGTTTTTTTTGAAAAGGGAATATGAGTTCTATTGATTATACAACAAATTTTGGAGCCGTCGCCTATTTTTTAGGAAAAGACACAGACTTAAAGCTAAAAGGAAAAATCAGCCTTGAAAAACAAGGACGAATATATCAGCTTAAAAAAAACTTATCCAACGTTTTTGAACAAAAAATACTAATAGATTTGCTAAAC